AGCGAAAAATATCCCCCCGTGACTTGCGCCGGGCGTTTAGGAGGCTTTTGTGGACGTTCCTGCGGGGCTTGGTGAGCGTGGAATGGCGCTGTGGGTGGCGTTGTCGGGTGATGATGTGGCGCGTAATGCGTTGGTGCTTGAGAGTGCCCGCCTGGCTGATCGGCTGGATGAGTTGGACAACATCATTCAGGGTAAGGGCGTGCTGAATCTTATGCAGTTCCGGCTGCACTTGGATGAGCGTGATGAGGACGGCGACCGGAACATCAATGTTGAGGTCAAGTTCGCGGCCCCACTGGCTGAGGCTAGGCAGCAGGCTACGGCTCTTGCGGGTCTCCTGCGGGCTCTTGGCCCTACCGAGGCGTCCTCTGCTGGCGCCGGCCCTGTTGCGACTCCGCTGGACGGGCTGATGAAGAAGATTGCTGAGCGGCAGGCTACGTCCGGCTAGAGGGTGGTGTGTTGTGGCGCTTCGGGGTTCCCAGTTGCCACGGTACGACACTGCGCCGGCACCGAAGGGCTTCACGGTCGAGGATGCCGACATGGCTGTGGCATTTGCGGCGGCTTATGGGCTGACTGCTGATCCGTGGCAAGAGACGGTGTGCCGGTCGTGGATGCGGCGGACGCGCAAGAGTTTGTGGTGCTCATCTACTTGGGGCGTGAGTGTCCCTCGGCAGAACGGTAAGAACGGTTCCTTGGAGATTGTGGAGCTGTACGGGACGGTTGCTCTTGGGCTGAAGTTCCTGCATACGGCGCATGAGATAAAGACGGCGCGTAAGGCGTTCAAGCGGATCAAGTTCTTTTTCGGCGAGCGGGCGAATGACCCGACAGCGAAGTTCCCTGAACTGAACGCGCTGGTCAAGGAAGTCCGCAACACGAACGGGCAGGAAGCTGTTGAGCTTCATAACGGCGGGCTGATTGAGGTTGTGGCCCGGTCGAAGGGTTCAGGCCGTGGTTTCACGGTAGATGTTCTGGTGCTGGATGAGGCGCAGGAGCTTCAGGAGCATGAGCTTGAGGCTCTGCTCCCTACGATCTCTGCGGCGCCGTCTGGTGACCCTGTGACGATTTACATGGGCACGCCGCCGAAGGATATGGGCGAGCTTGGTGAGCCGTTTGTGAGGATCCGCAATGGCGCGGTCGACGGTTCTGATAAGCGTGCTGCCTGGGTTGAGTTTTCCGCGGTCGGTGACATTGATGCGATGACACCGGATGAACTGGTTAAGTTCGTCGCTGATAAGGGCAATTGGGAGGACGCGAACCCTGCTCTTGGGTTCCGCATCAATCAGGCGACGGTTGAGTCTGAGTTGAAGCAGTTTTCGGCGCGTTCGTTCGCTCGTGAGCGTCTGAATATGTGGCCTGTCGCTGGTAAGACTGCTTCCCCGATTCCTGCTGAGCCGTGGGCTGAGTTGGCGTTGGACGTGGTGCCGGAAGATTGGCCGCTCGCCGCCCTGGGGCTCGACATGAACCCGGAGCGGACGAAGGTGGCGATCGGTGTTGCGGCTCATTCGCCTAACGGTGTGCATGTTGAGGTGGCGGAGGATACGCCGTTCACTGAGGCGGGCACTGAGGCGCTTGTGAAGTGGGTTTTTGAGCGTGCCGGCCGGCGGATCCCGGTTGTGATGGATGCTTATTCGCCGATCCGGTCGATTGAGGCTGCATTGAAGGCTAAGAAGGTCCGCGTGTTCATTCTGGGCCCGGCCGAGTTGGCTCAGGGGTGCGGCGGGCTCTATGACGCGGCGATGAAGGACAAGTCGGTGAGCCATTACGGGCAGGAATCGTTGAACGCCTCGCTGGCTGGGGCTGTGAAGCAGAAGTTTGGTGATGGCGGTGCGTGGAAGTGGAACCGCAAGACGTTCGAGGTCGATCTGACGCAGGTCATGGCCGTGACTGCCGCCTGGTTTGGTGCGGTGAAGTTCTCCAAGAGTAAGCCTCGCGCTGATGGCGAGAATAAACGAAAGACGGTGATCCTGTGATTGGTTCGGGTGCTGAGTTGGTGCTTGACCATTCGGATGCCGTGTTGCTTGGTGAGTTGGTGCAGTTGTGGGAGTCGAAGCGGCCCCGGAATCTTGTGCGCTCTGCGTATTATGACGGCGCGGCGCCGTTGCGGGATTTTGGTATCAGTCTGCCGCCGAAGATGCGGAACATTGAGGCAGCTCTTGGCTGGGTTGCCAAGGGCGTGCATGCAGTGACGGATCGGTCGAAGTTTGAGGGTTTCGTTTCGACGGATGGCAGCGATGACCCGTTCGGGTTGTCTGAGGTTCTGTGGGATAACCGTTTGCTGGTTGAGTTCCCGGCCGCGGCTGTGTCGTCCGCGGTGCATGGGTGTTCGTTCCTGACCGTCTCCCGAGGTGATGTTCAGTCGGGTGAGCCGGCGGTGTTGGTGTTGCCTCGCGCTGCTGATTCTTCGGCGGCGTTGTGGGATCGGCGTAAGCGGGCTCTGCGGGGCTTCCTGTCGGTTGTTGCGACTGATGACACTCACCAGCCGTCGCAGTTGATCATGCACACGCCTGAGAAGGTTGTGACGCTGACTAAGGGTGACCGGCGGTGGATGGTTGATGTGCGCCGCAACCCGCTGGGCATGGTGTCTGTTGCGCCGCTCGTGCATAAGTACGAGCTGAACCGTCCGCTTGGTCATTCTAGGATTACGCGGGCGGCTATGGGTTACGCGGATTCGGCTCTGCGGACGATTGTTCGGGCTGAGGTGTCAGCGGAGTTCTACAGCGCACCGGAGTATTACCTGTTCGGCGCTGACGTGTCATCGTTCGTGGGCGATGACAAGTGGACGGCCCTGATGGGCCGCATCAAGGCGATGGACATCCCTGACGGTGAGGATAAGCCGGACCTGCACAGGTTCACGGGCGCCTCACCCCAGCCGCACACGGATCAGTTGCGGATGTGGGCGAACCTGTTTGCCGATGACCAGGATCTTGAAGTTAAGTTCGCTGATTCGTCTAACCCGTCGTCGGCTGACGCTATTTTCGCGGCGAAGGAAACGCTGATTACGACGACACGCGATGCTAATGCGATGTGGGGTTATGGCGCTGTCCAGGCCGCTCATTTTGCGGTGCGTTTGCGGGATGGTCTGAGTGCTACGCCGCCTGAGATGCGTTCGTTGTCTGCGCAGTTCACGGATCCGGCGATTGTGTCGCCGACTGCCCGCGCTGATGCGTTCTCGAAGCTCGCGTCCTCGATTGATGGCTTCGGCACTTCCGAGGTTGGGCTGGAGTATGCCGGGCTGAGCCGCGAGCAGATTGTCCGATTCCAGGCTGGTCAGCGGCGCGCTTCAGTGTCCGGGCTTGTTGCCAGTATCGGCGACCGCTTGGCGGCTGCTACGGCGGATCCTGCTGTTGCTGCTACGGCTGCTGAGCGTGGCGCCGGGGCTGCCTGATGATCCCGCTGTCTGTGGTGGATGGCTATGACCTGACGTTGGGTGGCTTGTCAACGGCTGCACTGGGCGATCTGCGGGCTTTGCTCGCCGAGGTTGAGGGCATGGACCAGGACCGGGCTAAGCGGGTGCTGTTCGGGGCGTTCCCTGAGCTGTTCAACCCGTATGCGGCGGCTTCGTCGGAGGTGTCGGCGTCATTTTATGAGGAGGTTCGGGATCTGTCCGGCGTTGGCGGTGCGTTCACTGCTGATGCGTTGCCGGGCGTCGATACCGAGCGTTGGAACGCTCTTGTTGGCGCCGGCACGCAACCGCGGATGCTTGAGCAGGGCGCTTCTAACCTGATGTTCCAGTTCCTCGCGGGCGGGCTCACGTCGATCCTCTCGACAATCGCGGCTGACACGGTTGTGGGGAACGCTGCCATTGATCCGGCGCCTATGGGCTACCAACGGGTGCCGCAACCTGGCTGCTGCGGGTTTTGCGGGATGCTGGCGAGTCGTGGCGCGCAGGGCACCACGAATTACTCGTCAGAGGAAGCAGCGTTGCGGGTGGTTGGCCGCGGCGTCCCTGTCGAAAAGACCCGGGGCAAGCGCGGCGGTCAAGGTAAGGGCATAGGCCCGCGAGGCTCGCAGCGCATCGGTGAGAAGTTCCACGATCACTGCAAATGCCGTGCCGTGCCAGTTAGTCGCGGCAACCAGGTTGAGATGCGCGCCGACGCAGACAAGTACCTCGAAGCATATTCGAAGGCGCGGAACAACATCAGCGAGGGCTTGACCCTTGAATCGGAGACGTTCAAAGCGTCTGACGGGTCGCTGAAGAACACCTACAAATGGGTGGATTCCGGCGGCAATCAAGTTTCTTCCAAGGACAAGACGAAGATGATCGCCACGGCGATGCGTCATGACTTGGAAGTGAAATAAGCCCGCATGGGCGCAAGTCACACACACATCCATTTCCCTGACGGTCTGCACAGGCTCAAGGGCGTTCCCGCATGGGAGAGGAAACAGTAATGAGTGAAGCACCCGCGGCTGAGGCCGTAGCAACCCCTGCCGAACCTGCGGCGGCTCCTGCACAGGAGACCGACTGGAAGGCCGAGGCTCGCAAGTGGGAGGCCCGCGCTAAGGAGAACCACGGCGCCGCGTCGAAGCTCGCGGAAATCGAGGAGTCTAAGAAGTCCGAGACTCAGAAACTTCAGGAGCAGTTGACCAGCCTGCAGGAGCGCGCCGCGAATGCGGAGCGTGATCGGGAACGGCTGGCAGTGATCGCCAAGCACGGTATCCCGGCGGACTTCCATGACCTTGTGCACGGGGCTGACGCTGATGCGTTGGAGGCTTCCGCGGCGAAGGTCAAGGCACTCATTACGACGAGCGCACAGCCGCAGCAGGCGGCGTCGTTTGTCATCCCTGACGAGGGCGGGAGCCCGAGTCTTGCATTGAACGGTGACGGTATCGAAGCCGCACTCAAGAACGCTCTCGGCATCCGCTAAACGGAGCCGGAACCTAAACCCAGGAGAACAAAGTGGCTGTAACTGCTGCAACTATGACCGGTGATTTCGCCGGTTTCCTCAAGCCGGATCAGGCTGAGGCTTACTTCAACCAGGCACGCCGTAACTCGGTTGTGCAGTCCCTCGCCCGTAAGGTGCCGCTGGGCATCAACGGTCAGGAAATCCCGGTCATCACCTCGAAGGCAACTGCCGGGTGGGTTGCTGAAGGCGGCAAGAAGCCGGCTTCCAAGGGTGCCATCGGCCTGAAGACCATTTCGCCCAAGAAGATCGCCGCTATCGCGGTTGTCTCCGCCGAGGTGGTCCGCGCCAACCCGGGCAACTACGTCGAGCTGTTCAAGCAGGACATCGCGGAGGCTATGGCCCTCGCGTTCGACGCCGCGGCCCTGTATGGCACGAACACCCCGTTCGGTGCCGGCAACTACATCGGCGCGACGACCAAGTCCGTCGAAATCGGTTCGACCGCTGCCGCTGCCGGTGGCGTGTACGGTGACGTTGTCGCCGGCCTGAAGCTGCTCGTTGAGGACGGCAAGAAGCTGAACGGTTTTGCGTTCGACGCGACCGCTGAGCCTACGTTCCTTGGCGCCACGGACCTGAACGGCCGTCCGCTGTTCGTGGACTCCCCGTTCGAGGATTCCATCCTGACCGCCGGCAAGCTGCTCGGCCGCAACGCCTACCTCGGCGAAGGTGTCGGTGACGGCGCGACCGTCCAGGGCTTCGGTGGCGACTGGTCGCAGGTCGTGTGGGGCGCTGTCGGTGGCATCAGCTACGACGTTTCCACCCAGGCGACCGTGACCGTCAACGGCGAACTGACCTCCCTGTGGGAGAACAACCTCGTGGCGATCCGCGCCGAGGCCGAATACGGCCTGCTGGTCAACGACAACCAGGCCTTCGTCAAGTACGTCGACGCCGTCTAGTTTGCCGCGTCTAACGCACCCGACCGCTGGGACGGTGGTGAGTCTTGAGGGTGACCTTGAGGCTCGCTACCGTTCCGCGGGCTGGTCGGACACCGAGTCTGACCAGCAGGACGAGGCGCCTTCGGAGAAGCCTCAGCCGGCCAAGCGCCGGACCCGCAAGCAGTCGAGCTAGTTAGTAGGAGGCGTCATGGCTAGTTGGACTACCGCGGCGGATGTTGTGGAGGCATGGGTTGGCGATGACGCCCCTACGGACTTGGCGAAGGTTGAGACGTGGATCGGGAAGGCTGAGAGGCTACTCCGGTCTAAGATCCCAACTTTGACGGCTCGGCTGGTCGCTGACCCTATTACGGAGCCCGACCTTGCCGGGAATGTCGCTGACGTTGTCACGGAGATGGTGCATGAGGTCTTCCGTAACCCGGAGGGTGTCAGGCAGCGTCAGCAGGGCGCGGGGCCGTTCTCGGGGTCGGTGACGTATGGCGGTGATAAGCCTGGTGCGTTGCGGGTCACTGATGAGCAGATTGGACGTCTGGCTGTTCCTGGCGGTTCCACGGGCGGTTTTACTATCGACATGATCCCGTCTTCGTCGCCGTTCTCGGATGCGTATGTGAGCCCGATTAATTCGTGGGAGCTTGTATGAGGTTCGGGCATGGCGAGACTGTGACGCGCCTGCGCCGGTCGCTGGTGTTGGATCCGTATTCGGGTGAGGAAACGCTGGGTTCGTGGGAATCCCCGGATGAGCTTGTGATCCCCGGTGTGGCTATTGGGCCGTCGTCTTCGGTGGAGTTGAACACGGAGGATCGGGCGCAGGTGACGACGTCGATGTCGCTTTATGGGGCGCAGGGTCTGGACATCAAACCGGCTGACCGTATCCGGGCGCGTTCGGGCTTGTGGGATGTGGTCGGCGATGAGCTTGCTTTTACGTCGCCGTTTACTGGTTGGGCGCCGGGTTCTGAGTATCGGGTTAGGCGGGTGGCTGGCTGATGGTTTACAAGCAGAATCAGGCGGGCTTCAAGCAGTTGGCCCACTCTAAGCAGGTCGGCAATGAGTGTTTGAAGTACGCGAACATTGTTGCTGCTGCGGCTCGGGCGTCTGCCCCGGTTGATACGGGCGAGTACGCGGGTGGCATTAGCGCGAAGGTCGAGGATCACCCTAGCCGCGTTACTGCCCAGGTGGTCGCGTCTGATCCGAAGTCGCTCATCATCGAGTCGCTGACGGGCAACCTTGCTCGGGCGCTGAATCGGGTGAAGCGTGGCTGAGCGGGTCATATTCTCGGACCTCGAACTGTTCCTTACGGGCTTCATTCGGCGTGAGCTTGTGGCGCGTGGCAAGACTGGCTTCGTATCGAATGAGTTCTCCCCGGCGGATAACCCTGCCCCGGCGTTCCAAGTTATCGTCCGCGACGATTCCGGCCCGCGCACGGGGGTTGTTACGAAGTCCCCGACTGTGGGCGTGACTGTCCTCGGATCTGACTCCTACAACAAGGCAGCGACGACTGATCTAGCGTTGCTGGTGTGCGCCATTGTTGAGGGTTGCGCCCGTGTTGAGGCGAACAACCCTGTCGCCGCTGTGCTGGATTCTAACGGCCCGTACAAGGTGCCTGACGAGTCTGGTCAGCCGCGCCGCTACATGACGTTCGAACTGTCCGTCACCGGCACCCCTTTCACCTAAACCACAAATCATAATCACTGCCGTTCGCGTCCGCGGGCGGCTTTTTCTTTGGAGGAAAAATGGTCGATTCGTTCGGCAATGATGTTTCGGCCGTTGGCGTTCCCGTCACCGGCCACATGGGCGTCGCCCCGTACGGGACCGCCGTTCCTACCCCCGTTGAGGGCGGTGCTGACACGTACACTCTCCCGGTCGCGTACAAACTCCCCGGCCTGCTCACCGAGGATGGCGGCTTCGAATGGTCATTGGAGGCCGACGGCGACCCGATCACGTTCTGGCAGGAAGGGTTCAGCATCCCGTCTGGCCTGGCCAACGTGACCCTGACTGTGAAGTACGCGCAGACCGACGAGACGGTGCGTTCGATCATCCGAGGCAAGACTGCGGACGCGAACGGTTACATGACCATCGACGGCGGCGGCACCGCGAACCGTTATGTGGTGTTCACCGAGGAAATTTTCAAGTCGGGCCTGATCCGTCGCCGTGTTGCCGCGAACGTCGGCATCCAGTCAGTCAAGGAAGACAAGTCCGAGCGCGGAAACGTCCTCGGCTACGAAGTGACGTACTCGGTTGCACGCTCCCCCGAGCTGGACAACGAACACCTTGGCGAATGGCTGATCCCGGCCACCACCACGCCGTAACCACCCGGCCCCTAGTACCTGCGGCGCGTGACTCTTGTGATGGGTGGTCACGCGCCGCAGTCAACCCATCACCACCCATCAAGAATTGAGTCACAGCATGGCTGCAAAAGCATCCCCGAAGCCCAAGTTCCTGACCGTTGAAGGCGCGTTGAAGTGCCAGACGGCCAACGGCGAACTGTCCCTCCCCCTGTCCGTGTCGTTCGGCACGGTACGCAAGCTGATGAGCGGCGAACCGAAGACCCAGTTCGAAGAGTTCGAAATGTTCATGAGCATCTTCACCCCGGAGCAGAACGACGCCATCGACAAGCTCGACACTGCCGACGCGGCGGAGATCCTGTCCGAGTACGGCGAAGCGCTCGCCGAGCACATGAAGGTGAGCCTGGGAAAATCGGGTGGCTCTGCGCCGTCCTCGACCAGCACCGGGCAGCAGTAGCGTACGACTTCCGGGCACGCTTCCACCTGTCCATTGAGGACATTGGTGGGGGCGTGCCTTTGTGGGAGGCCGTTGACCTGTGTGAGCAGTTGCTCTGGGACATGGGCTCGCACTTGTCGGCGTCGGTGTCGGGTTGGTCGTATCCGATGGACCGGGCGGAAATGTACGCGACGGCGCTCCTGGCCCGGGTTATCAACGTGACCCGCGGCAAGGATGAGAAACCGTTCGTGCCTGAATGGCCGTGGCCCGATAAGCCGAAGGCCGAGGACGTGACCCCTGCTGAGCGCGCCGCGCTCGTGGCACGCCTCAAATCTAAGAGCGCCTTCGGGCAGAAGCGAACGGAGACGTAGCCAATGGCTGAAGTCGGATCTGCCAGCATCGCCATCGTTCCGACATTCCGCGGTTTCAACTCGAAGATCGCGGGCGAGGCTGAGAACGCTGGCAAGGAGTCCGGGGGCAAGTTCTCTGGCGCGTTCAAGGGCCTTGTTGGTCCGGCGCTCGCTGCTGTCGGTGTTGGTGCGTTCTCTGGCCTTATCGCTGAGGCTGCCCGGGCGTCTGATGCTACGGATAAGTTCAAGTCCACCCTGAATTTCGCCGGCCTGGACACGTCGGCGATCAAGGCCGCTGCTGATGCGGCTAAGTCGTACGCGGACCAGACGGTTTATGATCTGCCGACGATTCAGCAGACGATGGCGCAGCTCGCGTCTAACGGCGTCAAGGATTACACGTCGATCACGAAGGCCGCGGGTAACCTCAACGCGGTTGCCGGCGGCAACGCGGAAACGTTCAAGAGCGTGTCCCGGACCCTGACACAGTCGGCGGGCGCCGGCAAGCTGATGACCGAAGACTGGAACATGCTCGCGGACGCCATCCCTGGCGCGTCGGGTCCGTTGCAGAAGTCGTTGAAGGATGCGGGCGCGTATACGGGTAACTTCCGGGACGCTATGGCGGCTGGGCAGATCACGGCTGAAGAGTTTCAGACCGCCATCACCCAGCTCGGTAACGACCCGGTCGCTGTTGAGGCTGCTAAGTCTACGAAGACGTTTGAGGGTGCTATCGGCAACCTGCGGGCGACGATCAACTCGGGCCTGATGTCGGCGTTGGACAAGATGAAACCTGCGATCACGGGTGTCATAAACCTGCTGGCGAACGGCCTTGGCAAGTCGTTCGAGTGGATCGGCTCGGCCTTCACTGGCCTTGTTGACCTGTTCGGTAAGGGCGACTTCACCTCGGCGCTGGGTAAGGCGTTCAACGTGTCCGAGGATTCCGGGTTCGTGAACTTCCTATTCAACGTCCGGGATGTTGCGTTGGAGGTTGGCGGCGGGTTCCGCGCCATGTTCGCGGCGTTCAAGGCGGGCGATGGTGATATTACGTCGTCGGGGTTCGCCGGGTTCATGGAGCGCGTCGGCGGTCTGGCGCGGCAGTTGTTCGACGCTGTTGGCCCGCTGGTCGCTCAGATGGTGTCGCTGTGGTCGTCAGTGTCCCCGGTGCAAGTCATTTTCGCCGCGATTCAGCCGCTACTCCCGCAGCTTGTGGATATGTTCGGGCAGTTGGCGTCCACGCTTGGCGGGGCTCTCGGTGCGGTCCTGACCGGGATCTTGCCGATGATTATGCAGTTGTCGGCGCTGATCTCCCAGTCGCTCGGGCAGGTACTCGCGGCCGTTCTTCCGACCATCGTGCAGATGATAACGATGCTCGGGAAGACGTTCTCGGACCTGCTCCCGATCATCATGCCCATCATTGCCACGCTTGTGCAGTTGGCGATGACGCTAATTCAGCAGCTGGCCCCGATCATCACTGACCTGGTTACCTCGCTCATGCCTCCGCTTATCAGCATCTTCGGAAACATCCTTGGTGCTATTGGCCCACTGATTACAACCCTTGCCGGGGTTCTGATCCCGGTCATTCAGGCGCTCCTGCCCGTAGTGGTGACCGTGTTTAGCGTAGTCGCCAGTGTCATTACCGCTGCGATGCAGATTGTGCAGGGCATCATCCAGGTAGTCACCGGGATCATCTCGGGGAACTGGTCGCAGGTCTGGGACGGGATCGGCAACATCTTCGCCGGGATCTGGAACACGATTGTCGCTGTCGTGTCCGGCGCGATCAAGTACGTATCGACCGTTATCGGCGCGTACATCAACATCGCATCCGGCATCGTCAACTCGGTCCTCGGGAACATTGGCCGGTTCTTCTCTGATACGTGGAACAACGTCATCGGTGGTGTGGGCGGTTTCGTCGGCGACCTGGTCGGGTTCTTCCGTGACCTGCCCGGCAGGATCATGTCCACGCTCGGGAACCTCGGGACGCTCCTACTCGATTCCGGGCGCGCCCTGATGCAGGGTTTCATCGACGGTATCAAGGGCATGGTTGGTGCGATTGGTGATGCTGTTGGCGGTGTCCTTGATTTCGCTAAGCAGTTCTTCCCGCATTCGCCGGCTAAGCGTGGCCCGTTCTCCGGTAAGGGCTACACGTCATTCAGTGGGCAGGCGCTCGCAAGGGACTTCGCGGGCGGCATCGACTCGCAACAGTCCCTCGTGGCAAGGTCCGCCGCCGGGCTCATGTCTAGCGCCGCGCTCAACATCAACGGCTCGGACGACCCTGGGCTGGGGCTCTCTGGGTCAAGCACAGCGGGCCGGTTCGGGAACACGTACAACACCACCATCAATCAGGTAGATGACCCTCTCGGGACTTCTTACGCAGTCACCCGGCGCCTCGCGGCGCTGGGTGTTTAGGGAGGGCCAGCATGCCATATCCGAGCCCGACAACATATCCCTCCGCCTTCGCATCTCCGGGGGTGGATGGATCCGGGGACTTCTCATTGGTGGCTCTTGGCGATCTCGTCCTCAACACCATCGAGGACGACGGCACGGCCTGGGCCGTCAATGAGTTCGAGGGCTGGGAAGGCGGCGCCGGGTCAACGCTCGAACTGTCGCGGCGTGCGCGTGGACATGGCGCGACCGGGTCCGAACCTTTCTACGCGCACCGGACACTCGTCATCAGCGGCGTTGTCCGGACGCCGACCGGGAAGCTTTCCTATGCAGAGGACCGGCTAAACGCGGCGGTCTCACTCGCCCCATTCCAACTGTCCGTTGCGGAGCGCGGCAGGGTCCGGTCAATGCTAGTCCAACGGCAAGACAACGTGATCGTCAAGTCGCGGAAGGGTAGCGCTACCATCGCGGACTTCAACGTCCAGGTAGTTGCAAAGGATCCGCTCAAGTATGGGGATTTGGTGTCGCAGTCCACGTTGCTCCCGTCGTCTACGGGTGGCTTGGTGTACCCGGTGACGTACCCGATCACTTATACGGGTGTGACTAACTCGGGTGTTATCCGGGTGACGAATGGCGGCAACACGCAGGCGCCTGTGTGGTTGCGGATTGATGGGCCGATCCCGGCTGGCGGGTGGACGGTGACACACATTGGGAAGAAGCAGTCGTTGACGTTCGCGGTGTCGTTGGCTCTTGCTGCGGGCGAGTTCATCACGGTTGATATGTCGCGGCGTGAGGTGTTGGCGCAGGGCCAGTCTGCTCGTGCCGGGTATGTGACTTCTCGTGGCTGGTTCACGCTGGACCCTGGCGATAACGACATTGCCTTTTCGGCTCAGAACTTCAGCGCTACAGCGCAACTCACGGTAACGACTAAGCCAGCTTGGAGCTGATATGACTATTACTTTTTTGCAGCCTGATGGTGTTGCGATCACGGCGCAGGCGGCGCGGCAGGGTTCGGCTGCTGTCTATGGTGGGGGCGCTGGTCGTCCTCTTGGCGGGCGTTCGGGGTTCCGTGTTGATACACCGTCGAACGTTCTGACGGCGACTTCTACGACGTGGACCCTTGGGCCGTGTTCGGCGATGATCGACCCGGGCGCGACGACTCATCAGGGCATGTATGGGTGGGCGTCGGACGCGAACGTTACCGGGTCGGTAACGGCCGCGGATGCGACGAACGCCCGTAAGGACATTGTCTACATCCAGGTGAATGATTCGTCCGCGGGTGACGGGTCGGGCGCCAAGAGTGCGAACGTCCTATACCTTGCTGGCACCCCTTCCGCCACCCCTGTTGCGCCCGCATTGCCGGCGCGGTCGTTCCTGGTGGGGACGATTGATGTTCCGAAGAGCGGTGCCGGCGCCCCGGTTGTGACTGTGAACCCGGCCCGGTTCGTTGCTGCGGGCGGGATCCTCCCCGTCAACTCGCAGGCCGAGCGTGATGCTTTGACGAAGTTCGGAAGCTTCACGGTGCGCCGCATGGACGCTAGCGGGGCGCTGGAGGACACGGACGGCACGACGTGGACGAGGCGCAATGATTTTGTGCCGGTGAACACGTCCGACGTGAACTGGACCTATTACGGCGGCGTGTACGTGGAGCGTGGGGCTGGTGGCCCCGCGAAGGCTACCTGCGAGATGATCCTCACCCGCACCGGGGGGAACATCCCATTGACGACGGCCTACACGCCCGCGTTCTCCGGTATCATCCCAGCCGCGGTGCGCCCGAACGGTGTGGCGGTGACGACCTACACGGTGCTGCAGAACGCAAACACGGACCCAAACACCACCGACGTGTGGGGACTGTACGTGCGGATCAACAAAGCTGGCGACCTTGCAATCAGCACCAACTCCGGGTCGGCGACCATCACGACGGGTAACAAGGTTGTCTTCACCCTGACCTGGCTCATTTAACTAACGGCAAGGGGTAACGATGGCTCTCTCATGGGTTTCGGTGGACGCTAACGATGGGTCTGTCATCGCGGATTTGCCTACGTTGCAGGTTGATGGGGCGTTGAAGCAAACGCTGATGCGGTATGAGGCTCAGACGGTGTCGTTGCCGATGGATGAGGCGCCGCCGAACTGGCGGCAGGCGACCCGGAAGGGCGCCGTGTTCCTGGTGGCGTTGGATGAGCCGGACGCGAACAATGTGCAGCGCCCTTTGTGGGGCGGCATGGTGATTCGGCGGACCCGGCGCGTTGGTAACGGCGTGAAAATGTCGCTCGTCACCGCTGAGGGGTACTTCGACCGCGTCTATGTGGGTGACGTCGTGTTCGCTGGGGTGCGGCAGAACGTGCTGGTGAAAACCCTTGTGGACTTCTACGTGAAGACTGAGCCGAAGATCGGGATCCCGTTACGGGTGCAGATCGTCGGCGGCGACGGGGTGTTGCGGGACCGGACGTATAAGGACGCGGACGATAAGACCTTGTATTCGGTGTTGCAGGATCTGTCCGGCGTGGTTGGCGGGCCTGAGTGGACGGTCGGCTGGGAATGGGTTACGTCGTCGCAGCTCGGTCTTGTCCTGACCATCGGGGACCGCATCGGCTCACCTGCCCCGGTCGGGTTGAACCCGGCAGCGCAGTTCTACCTCCCAGGTCCGGTTACTGACGCTGAACTGGTCGAGGGGTACGGGGCGTCGGAGGGCGCCAACGATGTGATGGCCGTTTCGTCGGGTGTCGATGATGCCAGGCCCGAGTCGCCGCACCAGAAGAACGTCACCGATTTGCGGCCCAGGTTCGAGTTCCGTTGGACCCCGTCAACGTCTATCACTGATGTTGGCACACTGACAGCGCATGCCCAGCGGGCGCTCGCGGCGATGAAGGACGGGGCGGTCGCGTTGACGTTGACCGCCAACCGGGACGAAGCGCCGAAACTCGGCGCTGACTGGTTCATCGGAGACGACATCGGCTTCGACATTACGGCCCCAGAGTTCCCCGAGGGCCTTTATGGTACGGCCCGGTGCGTTGGTTGGGAATTGACAAACACGACGGTAACGCCACTCGTGGACGTTACCGGGATAGCGGGGGTTGACTAATGGCAAACCAGCCCGGGTTACCAGGCTCACAATTCCAGGGCGAGGACGCGCTCGTTCGCAGGGTGCAGGATCTTGAACGTATGGTACAGCAACTCGCCGCCGCCAACCCATTCACGCCAATGGGCATGAAGCCGACGCAGAACGGGGTGGAGTTCGCCGGGAACATGAAGGTGCTCGGCACCCTTGATCTTCCCGCGGGCATCATCGGCAACGACGCACTAGCTAACCCGATCACGACTGGCTCGGCAGGGTTCACAGCATCAAACCAGGCATTCAACACAGCCTCAACGAACTACGGGACGCAGACCATCGTAGTTCCTGCCGGGTTCACGAAGGCTATCATCATGAACGGCGTGTCGGCAGGCGCGACGAACAGCACCGCGACTGGCGACTACCTTTACGTGGCTGCGGACATCGACGGAACGAAAGGCGGAGAGATCCCCGTCTATGCGAACCCATCCTATTATGCGTCCGCCAGTGCCTTTGCCATCCGGACCATGACAGGACTGACTGCCGGAACAACCATCGGCGTGGCAACGCGCGTGCGGACCAACGCTGGATCTTGGGCTGCGACGGGAGCCAACGTCGTGAACATCAACGCACTGGCACTCTTTTACCGCTAAGCGGCTGGCGGAGCCGGCGGCGCTGGGGGGGCGTAGAGACCTGGGTCCGCGAGCTGCGGGTTAGGCGGCGGCGGAGGTGTGAGCGGAGCCTGCAGCGTAGGCATGGGGGCGTTGAGTTCACCAGGCATAGGAGCGACCGGTGCCGGCGCAACGTACACCGGCGCCGGAGCGTTCGGTGTAGGCGGGGCCGGCGTTACGGGCGCGGGTTCGACCACGACGGGCGCGGGCGCTACCGGGGCGGGCTCAGCAATGACGGGTTCAGGCGCGGGAGTGGTCACAACAACCTCCGGGGCTTGTGTGGCCGTCACTGTGGGCTCAGGCGTAGCGGTCGTGGTGCTGACAATTGGCGCGGGGGCGGGCGCGTTCTCCGCATTGGCCGTAGCAACCAGCCCAAAGGCGGCACCCCCAGCAAGCAAGATAGCGACGGCCCCCAGTGCTGCCGACTTGATTTCCATACCCCGACACTAACCGATCCCGCCGACAATTAATAGCCCGGCGTCTAGTCGCTGGATAAAACTGCGCCAATCCTGCGTGCGGTCCCGGAGGCTAGTCCGGGACCGCACTCCCCACACAAGCGCCTATCTAGGAGGCCTGCCCGCATGGGTTCACTAACCATACACACCACGGGGGCTCCCTGATGATTGACGGTATCCCCATCCCGAACCTTGAAACCCTTACGCCGGTCGGGCTGTACATCATGCTCGTGCTGCTGCTGTATTTTGAGCGGATCGTACCTATCGGCAGGGTCCGGGCTGAGCAGGAAACCGTGAAGTATTGGCGTGACGCGGCCGATAAGAAGCAGGCGACCATCGACAAGCTCATCGAAACTAACGGCGTCCTCGTCAACGGTGTTGGCAGGACTGTGGAGAAGGTCATGACGACCATCCAGGACAAAGCCGAGGTGGAGAGATGATGCGGGGTTGGTGGACGCGCCGGCACCCTACCCCGGGTCAGGTTGAGGCTTTGCAGGCACGCGAGCAGGCCGACCGGCAACTAGAGGACGCCCACGAGATGCACGCCGAGGCTCTGTCTATGGCTGAGACTTTGCGGCAGATCCGGCAACGAAACCACTTCGGGCAGTCGCTCGAAAACCTGAACTGGAGCAAACAATGACCGGCATCCTCGTCTTCGTTATCTTCGTGCTCACCGTGTTCACGTTGGGCGCGTACAGCATTGTTGCGCCGTGGTGGACGACACGGGCAGGGAAAGCGTACTTCGTTCTGTTCGTTTCGCTGGCGATCCTTGCCGGGCACTTCCTGGTCGAAGAGCTCGTCGGGCAGCAACCCGAATGGGTGGAGGTGACGGTACTCGGCATCGTCGCTGCGGCTATTGCTTGGAACGGTTACACGATCATCTCTAAGCAGATCCGGTTCTGGCGCGCCGAACACGCCGCCGTCCCTGTGACCGTTGACCCGACCGCTACGGGGGTGAAGCGATGAGGCCAGTATCTGCTGAGTTCCCGATCAATCAGCCGTTCGGGTCCATGCGGACGGCTGGTGTTGTTGGCAACATCAACGCCCCGCAGGACACTGTCGAATACTGGGTCGGCAGGTACGGGAACTATCAGCCGGACGGGCACGCTGGCTGTGACTTCAAATGCCCCGAGGGTACGCCCGTGTACGCGATGGCAGCGGGGACGGTCCTGTGGGCGGACTGGGGCACGAACCTGCCCGGCGACGATAGTTGGTCATCGTCGGGTTACTTCCGCCGCTGGGCACTCTACAAAGGCTTCCCCGGCATCGTCACAGTCATCCAGCATGACGGCTGGATAGGGGTCTACGCGCACCTCTCAGAGGCTTGGCTGAACCCGGGCGACACCGTTACCGAGGGGCAGCAGATCGGCCGCTCAGGAGGCACAGGCGGCGTCGACCCGCACCTACACGTCGAAGCACTCATCGACCTGACCTACAGCACCGGCAACGGCCTCATCTACGGCCGAACCAACCCCGAACCGTTCTTCGGCTCACAAGGCATCGCCGCTATGGGCGGCACCACCACACCACTAGACCAGGAGGACGATCTCGTGCCCAACGCACAAGACCGCGTGTTCACATCTAAGGACGGCTCGAAGGTATCCCTTGAAGAGCTGCTCAACAGCATGGATACGAAGATCAACGACATCCCCGCATTCCTGAAGGAGTACGACCTTCTCGACACCGACCTCCGCGGCGACCTCAAAAAGAAAGGCGCCCAGATCACGGCACTGTCTGCGGCCGTGGACACCTTGTCCGGCCTCGTCGCATCCACACAGAAGCTCGACGCGGACCAGATCAAACAAGCCGTATCCGCTGCAATCGCGGACGGCATCAAAATCACTGTGGAAGCAGGTAAGTAAATGGCTGACGCCGTAACCCCAGCACCGACGCAGACCCGTTACCCGTGGCGCGCTACCGCCCGCACGGCTCTGGCGTTCATCTCAGGCGCCGCAGCAGCCGCCCCGGTACTGTTCACCGCGATCACGAACCAAAGCCCGGAACAGGCAACAGGCGCCGGCCTAGTAGCCCTCGGCGTCTCGTCTGCCGTTACCCGTATCATGGCCGTCCCGTTCGTCAACGAGTGGCTGACCCGCGCAGGGCTCGGCGCAACACCGAACAAGTAAACGAAAAGAGCCCCGTCACCCTTCATTGGGCGGCGGGGCGCTTTTCTGCGTTCCACCATGCGGCGCGCGTTTCTCAGCAGATGATCCCCCCCCCCATTGGTGTTGACACCTTCCAGTTGTGTGCATAGACTATGAACATAACAACGACGAACAAACAAAGGGGAACAAAATGAGCAAGGTCCAGGAACTCCAGGTAGTTACCATCGCAGGCGCCGACTACACCGTCGAGAACTGGTCCGGCATGACGATGCTCATTTCGGCAAAGGGAACCGCCTACAACGTCGAAGAGGGCATCTCCCAGCCGGTCTCCTTCCCCGGTGGCACCCCGCTCCGCAAGAAGGGCAACGCGGTCCGCGTCATGAACGTCGGCGGCATCATCGAGCAGGTCAAGTAACCAACGAAGCGGGGCCGGGACACCGGCCCCAAGGGGGAACCATGAAATCAGCAAAGCAAGACGCCATCCTCGCTCTCATGCGAGCCGCACACGACTGCCCCAGCCGGGTAGACGCCAAAGCCTTTGACGAGTACCAAGACCGCGTCATGGAACCGATACGGCAGGACATCCGCCGCGCCGCGCTGGCTGAGGAGTTCGCGTGATAACCGCTGAAGCATTGAAGGCCGCAACTGAAGCGGTCAAATATTGCGAGGACCGCGACTCGGAATCGCTTGCCCTTGCCGCCCTCGAAGCCGCCGCGCCGCACATAATAAGAGCACAGCAGGCACGTATAGAGCGGGTCGAGGCGTTGGCGGAATACCCCTCCACGCTCACCCCAGATGCGGCGCAACTTCTCCGCGCAGCATTGAACGCCACCCCATGACCGACCCACTGGACGCAGCCGCCGAAGCTCACCGCGCCGCACTCGCCGCCCAGCAATCCATGCGTGAGGCGTCCAGGGAGCGCGACAAGGCCGTGCAAGCAGCCCGTGCGGCGGGAGTGCCGGCGGCAGAGATCGCGGCCGCTCTAGGCGTCAACAGGCACCGCATACACGCCATGCTGAAAAAGGAGAGCCAGTGATTGAAACGCCGTTCGACCGCGACGACTACCCATTCCCCGGGCAGTGCGTTGCGATCATCAACCCCAAGTCTGAGGCAAGGTCTAAGCGGTGCGGTAAGTTTGCGGCAGTCGTTGCTGCGAACCTCTTCCCGGTCTGCGGACTGCACCGAGATTACATTCACGAAGAGACGTTCACGGCAGCATCAGCGGGCACGATACACGCTCAGGCGGAACTCATCGAGAAACTAGAGAATGAGCTACGGCGCGCAAAGGGTAGTGCCGACGAGTGGCGCCGGCTGGCGAATGCTAAGCATGGGAACTTGGCTGGCGAGTTCTATATGCCGACAGCCGCCAGGGACTCGTTTGTCTACTTCATCCAAGGCGGCGACTACATCAAGATCGGGAAAGCGGTGGATCCCGCTGGCAGGCTGGCGCAACTGCGGCTCGGTGGCGTAATCGTCCCTGATGACATCAAGCTCTCGGAGATCAAGATGGTTGGTATCGAGCGCGGCGGCCGGGATCGGGAGAGCGCGCTTCACCGTAAGTTTGCCCGATTGCGTGTCGCTGGTGAATGGTTCCACGCTGACCTGCGGCTGGTTGACTACATTCGCGGCTTGCCCGAATTACTTTCCCCCCATTGGGGGGATATGGTGCTGGTTGAGCCGGTTCTGAGAGGTCCGAAACCCTCTTTGTACTGCTCTGAGTCGGCCTAATTCCGCGAATTCTTGCGGGATAGGTAGTACAAACGGGACGTATATCAGGGGGTTCAAATCCCCCCGTCTCCGCCCGCGGATGCCCGGTAACTCAACGAAGTTGCCGGGCATCCCCCCAAAAACCGAGAAAATCCCCCCACGACATGTTAAAGTCAGGTCATTAAACCGCCGCACCCGGCGGGATCTGGGGGATTCTTCCGATCCGCGGAATCTCCGCACGAACCCCCGGAGCGACTTAGGGGGGCACGTGAACTTTCAACTAGCCATAGCAGCGCTGCGATACGCGGCAGACGTTCTAGAAGGCGCAATCGGCGCGGGGGACATTGCCGAGGTCGCCGCCCCGGTCGAGGGTGAGCAGGGACGCACCTCCGCAGTGCAGAGTCGCGACGACATTTACAACGACCCCGCTGGATGGCTCCGCAGCATGGCCGACGAGCTAGAGCGCGACGAAGAAGGTGCTGAGTGATCCCCGCGGAGGCGACCCGATGACCATCACCGAGTTCCTGGAAGCGCGCATTGCCGAGGATGAAAAGCTGGCCGAGGCGGCATCTGTCAGTATGCACGGCCAGCGCCACACGGAGAGCTGGGACTACGCCAGCTACGTCCTAAGCTCCGAACGTGACGCAACCGAAGCGCAAGACAAGTTCATCACCGAGTGGTGGCCCGCCCGTGTCCTTGCCGAGTGCGCCGCGAAACGGGCGATCATAGCCGTTTGGCCTGACCTGTTCGGCGCCTGGACGGCTGAGCAGGCAGAAGCGGCAACGGCAGTCAAGGATCATATGCGCCGCGCCCTCGCCGCCGCGTACGCCGACCACACTGATTTTCGGCAGGAGTGGAAGCTGTGATACCCAACGAGGCTATCGAAGCGGCGGAAGATCAGCCTGTGATGATGCGGTTTGAAATCTGCGTGCCAGTGCTACCGCTTTACGTCCAGCACTACCTTGACGACGGATGGACCATCGCGGAGGCTACACATGGCGACGATTGAGGCGCGAAAGAACGCCGCGGGCCGCGTCACCAGCTACCGTGTTGAGTGGTACGACAAGGGCAAAAGGCAGAGGCAGACACTCCCAACCGAGACAGCCGCCGCGCAATGGAAGGGTTTGCTTGAGGCCGTCAAGCACGACACCCAGGCAGCGCAAACAGCCCTGCTCCGGCAAGTGTCGAAGTCGCCCAGCTTCGAGGAAGTCGCGCTCGGGCACATCGACCGGCTCATCAACGTCCGCGAATACACGATCAAACGCTACCGCGGCTACATCCGAAACCACTTCGACGGGATCCGGCACCTGCCTGTTGACCAGGTGACAGAGGATGACCTCATACGCTGGATCAAAGCCATGACGAAGAAGGGCTGCTCACCCAAGACCGTCGCCAACGTCCACGGATTCGTCCACGCCGCCATGAACAGTGCCGTCCGCCGACGACTACGCCCGGACAACCCATGCAACGGGCGGCTACTCCCCAAAGACGACGCGACGGAGGATAAGGCGCTCTTCCTGACGATGGAACAAATGAACGCCATCATCGACCACGCCGACGAATGGCACAAACCCATGTGGCGGCTACTCATCGGATCCGGGCTGCGGCTCGGGGAAGCGACCGCACTCACCCGGGCCGACTTCCAACTCGACGCGCCAACACCATCCGTCCGCATCATGAAAGCCTGGCAGGAAATGGAAGACGGCTGGGCTGTCGGACCACCCAAAACGAAGAAGGCCCGGCGAACAGTAGCCCTTGCCCCCTCCACCGTCGCCGCTATCAGGGAGCGCGTCGAGTCAACACCCAACGGACGGCCCGTGTTCACCATCTCCCCCACCACCCAAGTATTCCCGCAGCACCGGCAATGGTTGGATGCCTGGTACGCGGCGGTGAAGGCTGCAGACCTGGGGTTGCAGCAGCGGCCCCGGATACACGACGTACGCCACTCGCACGCCTCACAAATGCTGGCCGCAAACATGAACCTGTTTGAGCTGGCAAACAGGCTAGGTCATGAGAGCGTGCTCACGACCACGAGCACTTACGGTCACCTCGTACCGGACGCACACTTCCGCGCCTCGGCAATGGTCGAGATAGCACTGACAGGAGCGATTGAAGCCTAGCCCTCAGCCGGCCCCGTAACGCCCGCAAAACAGATCAGGCCCCCGCTACCCGCGGGGGCCTTTTTCGTCGTTCTACGGGCGTTCCATGCGGCGAACAGCAAGTTTGGCGAAGGTTCTTATGTCAATGTCCAACGCGGCACACAGCGCCTCGATGTCGTTGCTCGTCAGTGCTGCCTCATCCCGCAGCCGCTTACCAAGATACGACCGTGACAGGCCCGACTTCTCAGCGAGGGCGCGGGCTGTCATACGGGGTTGCTGCTCCGCCATGAGGGAACGGAACTGCGCCGATATGGCGCGGGCAAGGGGGCCAGGTTTTGGCTGAGATCCGGCGGGCACTGCCATACTCTACTTCCCCTCACGCTCGAAGGTACTGTCACAAGGTAATCATGTCCCTTATGAGGTTTCCGGCCTTATATGGGGCTAACGCAAGATTAGCGCAATGCTACGCGGTCGCAACCTCCCCGCCCCCGACGTGGCCACATATGAGGCATACTGGCTCCGGGAATAAGTCAGGTAACTGGCTCACCCGCTGTCAGTGCCGTGCGTTAGGGTACTGACCATTAGAAAACGTTTTCGAATAGCTAGGGGAAGTAATGGGCATCGACGCCAAGCATGTTGAGACGGTACGCGACCTGATGGAAGCGGCCGTAGCTGCCGGCGTGAAGCCCTCCGAGCTTATTTCGCTAGCCTGGCCTCAGCGCGCTCCATCAGGACGCGAGGGCTGACACCCAGCGCCTCAGCGACGGCGAAGAACGTCGGCATCGGCATGGACCGCTTGCCAGTCATGTAACGGCTCAGTGTCGCGCTCTCGATGCCGACAGCTTCAGCGAGGGCCTTCTGGTCCATCCCGCACTCAACGAGCTCCACCTTGATCTGCGTGGCAATGGCGGCTTCGAGTCCTTCAAATGTGTTCACATGGACAACAGTATTGGTTGTCAGAACAGTTAACAAGTCCCCTTGGTACTCGGATTGCCAAAAGCAACTACCTAGACACGCCGCGTGTCGTACTTGACGATTGTCCAAACGGACAAGTACCTTGAAGACATGAACAACAACGAAGTCCGTTCGGACAACACCAGCGCAGACAACCAGATCGCCGACCGCATCATGCACGCCATGATCGTAAAAGGCATCACACTCAAAGCCCTCTCAGACAAAACCGGCATCTCATACACCGGGCTCCGCAGGTCACTCCACCAGACCCGCCCCGACCGCCGCAGCTTCACCCTCAAAGAGTTCCACAAGATCGCCGACGCACTCACCACCCCGCCGGCAGCGCTGCTCCCCGAAGAATGGGCCGACGCAGCATGACCCGCCTATCCCAGTCCTACGCAACGACGCAGGACATGGCGACCAGGTACCGGATCGGCGATGACACGGTCAGGCGCAAAGCCCAAACCGGCGAATGGCCTTGTGACCGGATCGGCCGCTTGTACCGCTTCAGCCCCGACCAGCAGGACCAGATCGCCCAGATCGTAGCCGGAACAGTGCAAGGCGGCTACGACAAAGACCGGATAGCCGCAGCACTCCGCAAACTCGCAAGCTAGCACCACCCGCCGCAGCCTAAGGCCGGCGCCCGTAACACCTCGCCCGTCTCAGGGCAAACCACCAACATTCCGATCCGAGCTTCGCGCACGGACGTAGAGACAAGGGGACAGCTATGTCCATTTTTGGAAATCGAACTAACACCGCACGACGAACCAAGAAGATGTCCCAGACCGACCTCGCCAAAGCTTGCGCCACCAGCCCGAGCCGGATCTGCAACCTGGAAGCTGGGCGAAACAGCCCTTCCCTCGATATGGCCGTGAAGATAGCTGACGCGCTCAGCGTCAGCCTTGATTACCTGACTGGTCGCGCTGACGGAGACGAGGACATGCAGCGCCGGGCAGCAATCCTCGCTCAGATCGAAGACTTGAAGGCCCAACTGTGAACACTGCTAGCGGGTACAAGAACCGCATCTTGGGTTACGCGGCGGACAACGGGCACGACATTAGCGACGGCCGCGCAATGAAGCTCGCCATCCAGCTTCACCGACGGCAGGCCCGCATGCAGGACGAAGACCTGGAGCGCATCTTCATGCACTCCGACCCCACGCCCAAGCTCGCTATCCGCAACATCATCCGCGAACAGGTCGCCGCATGACCGACGCAACCCCGACCCGCCGCCCGACTCGCCGGCACCTGTCTACCCAGCCGTTCCCCCGCGAGATGGGGCCGAAAACGGCAGGGCAGCGGATCCGGTACACACCACTCACCCCCGACGAACTCGCGTACGTCATCGACCAGGCGCGGGAACAACGGACAGCAGAAGCCATCACCGCATACCAAAGGAGCAAGCGATGAACGAGGACAACTGCTCACTGCCCTGGTGCTCAAAGAAGCGCAACCGGAGCGGGGATTTATGCCCAATGCACTACCAGCGCAAGCGCATCCACGGATCCGTCGATTACGTGAAGCCCGCAGAGTCCGCCGCGGAGAGGGCGGCGCGCTTCTGGCGGAAGGTAGAAAAGACTTCCGGCTGCTGGAACTGGAAAGCAGGCCGCAACGGATCCGGCTATGGGCAGTTCAGCGTGTTCGGGCGGGAAGTGCAGGCACATCGCGTCGCGTACGAACTTTCAATCGGCCCAATACCTGACGGGCAACTCCTGGACCACACCTGCCACAACCTTACGTGCGTGAATCCCGCGCACCTCCGATTCGCAACCACGAAGCAGAACGCGGAGAACCGGGAAAGCGGAAACCGGAACAGCAGGAGCTGGATCCGCGGTGTCTCACAGCGCGCCGATGGCCGATGGATTGGAACCGTAGGCCACAACTACGTCAACCACGTTCAGTACTGCGCATCCAAGGAAGAAGCGGTGGCATACGTAATCGCTAAACGAAAAGAGCTCTTCACTCACACCATCGAGAGGAAGTCGGCATGAAGGCAGCGATCTTAGAAGACAACTGCTGGCTCGACGATGCCGTCGCCACCATCATCGGACTGGCTATTTCGCAGGACACCGTCACGGCAGAGGACGTGCGACGGCACATGCGTCCGGCGCCGAGCGACAAGATGCCGGGTCAGGCTTTCGCGGCTGCCCGTAACGCCGGCCACATCGAAGCTGTCGGCTACACAACAAGCAAGTCCACCACCCGCAAGCACGGCGTCATCCGCACATGGCGCCGCAAAGCAGAAGGAGTAAGCGTATGACCGCACTAGTTGTCGCCCTTGCCGCGTTCGCACTCGTCGGCATTTTCTGGGCCATCCGTAACGACAACCTTGCCGCCCTCGAAAACTTGGACGACGAGCAGCTCGCGGTGGACGCCGCCGACGCATGGAACCGGGGGCAATGGTGAAGCCGCTATTCATCGCCCCAGTGATTCCGGAGCCGTTTACGTGCGGTGTTCAGACTCGTGCCGCGTCCTGGTATGTGGACCCTGAGCCGGCCGAGTTCTGCGAGAACGAGGTGCCGGACGAAGGCGACCTCTGCCCGCTGCACGAGGACGACGAACCCGACTACGACGCCATGCGCAAGGATGCGATGTTCGACCAGTGATCGGCTACCCGCAAGCCGCCCGTGCGACCCTCGCGTCCCGTGAGCACATTGTCCGGGCCGCGCAACTCTGCCACGACCGGCTAACCGAACGCATCAACCAGGACCCGGACTCGCCGCTAGTCCCCGACCTGCAAATCATCGCCGAACACGCCGCAGCAATCATCACCGACAACAACAGGAGGAACTGACATGGGCAAGCACGTTGACACCGAGCGTCCGCGCCGGCACAAGCACGAGGACTTCCCGACCGCCGCGACCCGGATCAAGGAACACCAGGCCGCGGCGATCCACCAGCTGCACGGCACCATCAAGCCCGGCACCGGAACCCACCGCTCCGACGACACTGAGGCCGCAGCATGACAACCGCGGCGCCGTTTGATCCTGCCGCGCCACTCCCCGACCTGCGCATCCCCGTCACCCAGTCATGGGAACCCGCCGCACGCCACTACCGCGACATCGAACCCGAACCCACGGAGGAACCAGCATGAGCGAAATAGACCTCGACGCCATCCAGGCACGAGCAGAAAGGGTCGCGGAATGGCGGAAGGCTTTCCATGCGCCGCAGAACAGCATGGATTACTCCCAGCGCGATGTCCCGGCCCTTCTCGCCGTGGTCCGGTCCCAGCAGGCCAAGATCGAACGGGTGCGGAGACTTGCCGAGTCTGCCTCCCCAATGCAAGGGGTCGGCGGCATGTATTCAGGCATCATCTTGGCCGACCATGTACTCGCCGCTCTCACCGCAACGGAGGGGGCGGCATGAGCGGGATGGCGGAAGTGCTGGGAGACCTGTGGGACAAGGGTAATGGGACTGGCCTCGATGGGTGGGTCGGTCCCGGACGAGGAACCTACCCCATTGACGATGAAGCGGTTCACGCCCGCGAACGGGACATAGAGGCAGCTATCGCCGTTCTCGCCGCTGCGGGGTTCGGGCCGGTCAAGGAAGCCGCGGCGAAAGCACTCGAAGACGCGGCGGAGGCGGCTGCCGATCCTAGCCCGGAGGACATGGACACCTACTTTATCGACCAAGCCGACGTGGGGGGCTGGCTCCGTGCACGTGCCGCTGCTGTGCGGGGTGAAGGGTGAACGCGTATCAGGCGCAGCGGATCCGGTTCGGTATCCTCGCGGCCCGGCACACCCTCGCACGGGACCGGATGACGCCGGACCAGGTCGACTACCTCGAAGCGTGCGAGGCCCACGGGTGGATCGTCGGGGACGCGGGGACACTCAAAGCTTTCGACCGGACGTACTCCGAGCTAAGGTCCCAGATCGCCCTTCAAGAGCACGGCAAGAAGGCTACTGAACTCCGGAAGAGGTTCCTTGTCTGAGCGGTGCACCTGCCCGCGGTCCGTGTACGACCCGCGCACCACGAGACCCACCAGCCCGGACTGCGAACGACACGGGGAAAATCAGCCGCCAACAACAGATAACCAAAAATCAACCACCGCCAGCTAGGCGGTTTTTTATTGCCCACGATTGGGGACACATGAGCATCAAGATTTACGGACACTTAGAGCAGGGCACGCCGGAATGGTTGCAGGCGCGGGCGGGCATTGTTACCGCCAGCGTGGTCGGGCAGCTTGTCACTAAGGGCTCGCCGGACCCGCTGACCATCGAATGCCCGAAGTGCGGCACCCAGGCGGACGAAGACTGCCTCAGCCTCGGCCGCAAAGTGCCAACGTTCATCAAGACGCCGCACGCCGAGCGATCAGCAGCCGCCGCAGAGTTGCCGCCCGTGCTGACCGTGGCGAACAACGACACGTCACGCGGCCTCACCAACGCGCTCGTAGCTGAGCGGATCACGGGCAGGGTTGTTCAGATCCACGCAAACCAGGCCATGCAGCGCGGCAGGTTAGATGAGCCATACGCCCGGGCCAAGTACGCCGAGCATTACGAGCCGGTCGATGAGGTCGGCTTCATCGTCCGCGACTTCGGCAAGTTCAAATTGGGATACAGCCCGGATGGATTGGTCGGCGATTACGGCCTCATCGAAATCAAGTCCCGCGACCCAAAGAAGCACATTGCAACGATCCTCGCCGACGAAGTGCCGGCCGAGAACATGGCCCAGTGTCAGACCGGCTTGCTTGTCACCGGGAGGGCATGGATCGACTACATGTCCTACGCCGGCGGGATGCCGTTGTGGACAAAGCGCGTCTACCCGGACGACCGCTGGCAGGCCGCCATCGCTGATGCGGTCTACACATTCGAGGCAAACGCCGCGGACATCACCAGCCGATACCTCGCCGCCGTCGAAGGACTCCCGGCAACCGAATACGTCGATCACTTCCAAGAATTGGAGTTCACCTTCTAATGGACATATCTAAGGCTCTGGTTGCCAAGTCGGACCAACTCAACGCCTCGGACCTGACCGGCGCACCTATCGTGGCGACCATCGCGGCCGTGCGCCGTGGTGATGCGGTCAAGCCGGTCATTGTCGATCTTGTCGGCATGGACGGGCGCCCGTGGAAACCATCAAAGGGGCAGTTGCGGGTCATCGCGCACGCATGGGGCACCGAATCCGACGCATGGGTCGGCAGGCTGGTCAAACTCGTCAACAACCCCGAAGTTGTGTACGCGGGTGAAGCGGTAGGCGGGGTTGAAGTCGTCGCAATGTCGCACATTGACAAGGCGTTCACCATCCCTGTCCGCATCAGCCAAAAGAAAGTCAAGCAGCACACGGTCGCTGTCCTGGCTGAGCCTGTTACGGAGCCGTGGATCGCTCAGTGGCAGGCGATCACCAACGCGCTGACCGCCGCCGGGTACGAGGGTGACGGGCCGGTGATGCTCGCAACCGCCGGGCAGGTCATCGGCGCAACATGGGCGCACCCCAACAAGATCAGCCCCGAGGACGCACAAAAAATCCTCGCCGCAGTACGCGAAGACAACCACCAGGAGCCCGCAGCATGACGGCGGGTGTCATTTCGGCGGCTATCAACGCTGGCCCGATCCACGTCACCGGGAACGGCCTCGTGTACATGGCCGGCTCACTCTACATCCACAACATGAACCCCGAAACCGCCCGGCAATGGATCCAGGCGCTCGGACCAATCGCCTCGGAAAAGGACGGCGAATAGGCCCAAAATCCGCGGAATCTAGCGGTTTTTTGGTAGAATGGGAACGGCCCCGGAGGTGCTGGAAACACCAGCCGGGGCCTGACCCGCTCACTTAGTACTAGTAAGTAGGGGCTACCAAACATGGTACCCAAAATTTGCTCGGTCCAGGAATGCCACCGGACGCACAAAGCTCGCGGATACTGCGCGATGCACTACTCCGCATGGCTCCGCAAAACCCCTAAACATGACCGCTACGAACCCACGCGCACAGAACGCTTCTTGGCAAAGGTGGACACGTCCGGCGGCCCTGACGCATGTTGGCATTGGACCGCCACCGTTGGTCAAGACAACGGGTATGGGCAATTCCATGATGGTTCACGGCTGGTCAAAGCGCACCGATTCTCCTACGAACTGGAAATCGGCGTAATCCCCGCATGGGCCGATTTGGACCACACATGCCACAACGGAAGCGGCTGCTACCAAGTGCCTTGCGCCCATCGTAGATGCGTAAACCCGAAACACCTTGAAGCAGTAACCCGATCCATCAACGCTCGACGCGGAAACTGCGGCGAGCACAACAGAAAGTGGGCCGCATAGTGGCTAACGAAACCACCCTGACCATCGTCGGTAACACGACTGGACCTGCTGAGTTGAGGTTCACCCCATCAGGGGCAGCCGTTGTGAACTTCACGGTCGCATCCACCCCCCGCACGTTCGACAAGAACTCGAACGAGTGGAAAGACGGAACAACCCTTTTCATGCGGTGCTCTGCCTGGCGCGAGATGGCCGAGAATGTCGCCGAGTCGCTGGATCAGAAGGGCATGCGCGTTGTCGTCACCGGCAGACTGACCCAGCGCGAGTACGAAAAGGACGGGCAGAAGCGCGTAGCCGTCGAACTCGAAGCCGACGAAGTAGCGCCGTCACTCCGGTACGCGAACGCCAAGGTCAAACGTACCCAGCGCAACGGTCAACCGGCACCATCTGCAGGAAACGCCCCCGCTGACAGCGCTTGGGGGAGCAACCAGCCCGCAACCGGCAACAACACGCCGGGATGGGGTAACGCAGGCGGCTGGGGCGGCGACTCGGAGCCCGCGTTTTGAGGGCCCGGGATGAACTGATGGACATCGTCTACCGGGGCAACTACAACAACCCGGCAAGTCCTTTCGTCCAGCCCCTGCTGGAACGTAGCCAGGATGAGATCGACCGCACGCGGAAGACCGCCGATGCGATCCTCGCCGCCGGTTACTCGAAGCCCCGCACCATCACCACTGAGGCCGAGCTCGACGCGCTGCCGAGCGGGTCCGTGATCCTTGACTCATCCGGAGAGCCCAACGTCCTCCATGACAACGGGTGGGTTCTTCCCGGCGGCGGCGGGGGCTACACGACATGGGCTGTTGCGCAGAACCTCCCCGCGATGGTCCTTTACGAGCCGTAACCCCCACCCCACCCATCCCAGAGGCGCCCACGACGGCGCCTTTCCTTTTGCGGCGCCCGGCAACACGTCGGGCGCCGCAGCCGTCCCCAGGAGTTATCCAATGACCATCACCGTTTACACCCTCCCCGCGTGCTCCCAATGCAACATGACTAAGAACTGGCTCGACCGCAAAGGCATCGAATACCGGGCCGTCGACCTATCCGAAAGCCCCGACGACGTCGCAGCAGTCCAAGCCCTCGGATACGCCGCCGCACCCGTCGTCATTGTGAACGACAACGGCAACAACCAGGACGAAAAACACTGGTGCGGATTCCGGCCCGACCTGCTCGCCGAGTTCTGCGAAGGGCGGCCGGCCGCATGAGCCGGGTCAAGGTCGGCGCTGCCTGGAACGCTGGCCGCACCGAATGGGGCAAGCGCGGATTCGACAACTTTCTAATCGGCGCTTCGTGGTCGCACTGGGGCAATTGGCCGATGCGTCAGACGCACATATACCTCGGGCTCTGGACGCTAACAATCACCACGCCGAGCAAGTGCGGCAAGATCCGCCGCGACAAGCTGTGACCTCCTGCGCCCGCGGGTGTTGCTGGAACCCTTGGGGCGCCTGCGGGAAAGCCAAGGAGTGCGCCTGTCACCCGCCGACGATCACCGAATGGCTCGGCACTGTTGCGGACGAAGCGCCCGTGCGCCTGGGACACAAGGATCCAACCGCCGCCGAAGCACTCCGCAACATCACCCGACAACAACGAAAGGGGAAACCACGCTAATGGCATACAAATACCGCGGCACAAACCACGACCTCACCCAGCCGCTAAACCCCCTCCCCGAACCCGCCAAAAAAACGGCCACACCCCGACCCGCCGTGTTCGACCCCGCGCGCTGCGGAACACCATCCGGCACAAAACAACACCAAAAACACGGGCAAAAACCATGCGAACCATGCCGGGAAGCATCACGCGCATACCAAGCCGAATGGCGGGAAAAGAAACGCACCGGCCGGACAGGGCGAAAACCATTCGACCCGTCCAAATGCGGCACCTACGCCGGCTACCACCAGCACCGCCGCTACAACATCCCCGCATGCGACCCCTGCTGGAAAGCTAACGCCGACTACCTGGCCGACTGGCGCAACAAGCGAACACAAGAAAGGAGAGCAGCATGACCAAGGACCGCCGCCTCTATGCCAGGTTCGACATCGGCATGGACGAGCACGCGAAGATCATGCTCCTGTCCGACGCGGCGTTCCGGGCACTGTTCGAGTCCACCCTGTACTCGCGCCGGCAGCTCACTGACGGGTTCATCGATGAACGAATTGTGATGCGCAAATGGGGCAATGATGTCGCATCAGAGCTGACATCAAACGACCCTGAGCGGCCGTCATGGGTAAAAGTTGACGGCGGCTACCAAATCCACGACTTCGCCGAACACCAGACCACAAACGCCGACATTGAGGCGAAAAGAGAGGCCGGACGGAAAGGCGGGCTAGCAAAGCCAAAGCAGAACGCAAGCACAATGCAAGCACCTGCTTCCAAAGTGCTAGAGCAGAATGCAAGCAAAAGCCTAGCTAAGACAGAGACAGAGACAGAGACAAGTAAAAAGACTTCATCATCACCGGCTACGCCGTCGATGGAGTTCGACACGTTCTGGGCTCAGTACCCGCGCAAGGTCGGCAAGCAGGCAGCCATCAAGGCCTATGCCAAATCGTTGAAGCTCACCACCCCGGACAAGATCCTTTCAGGCGTGCAGCTACTCAAAACGGAGACAGCAGGTAAAGACGCTGACTTCATCCCCCACCCCGCCTCATGGCTGAACGCCGGCAGGTGGGACGACGAGCCAACAACAGGCAAGCCAACCCCGGCTAGTCCCTGGTCGAAGGAGTTCTACAAATGAGTGACGACGAACTAGCGCAGGACATCGCAGCCGAACAATCAGTCCTCGGCGCAATGCTGTTGAGCCGTGACGCTATCGCCGAAGTCGCCGACGTGCTGGAGGGCGGCGACTTCTACCGGCCCGCGCACGAACTGATCTACCGGACCATCCTCGACCAGCACAGCAACGGCCACCCCGTCGATGCCGTGACGATCAACGACGCACTCACTAAGGCCGGTGACATCAAACTCGCTGGAGGGGCCGCATACCTTCACCAGGTCGCCGGGCTCGTCATCTCGGCCAGCAGTGGAGCTTATTACGCGGAGATCGTGCAGCAGGCGGCTACACGGCGACGTTTGACCGCGGCGGGCAGGAAGATCCAGGAACTCGCAGCGGGAGCCGGGGAAGTTGATGAGCTTGTCGAGGCCGCACGCCGCGAGGTGGACATGACGTCACGCGCTACCGGGTCTGTGGTGCAGTCGTTCGGCGAAACGATCGACATCATGCTCAGCAGCCTTGACGACGAAATCAACCACCACCCGACGCCGTGGGATGCGTTGAACAAGATCATCGGCGGGTTGAGGCCCGGCGCCTTGTATGTGGTCGGCGCACGGCCGTCCGTTGGCAAGTCAGTGATCGCGCTCAACCTCGCTAAAGGATTGACTGCTCACGGGTCGGTGGCGTTCTCATCGCTGGAAATGTCGAACAACGACGTGCAAATCCGTGCCGTCTCCGCGGACCTGAACATCGACGTCGCCCGGCTCATCGAACGCGACCTAACCCCGGGCGACTGGGCAAAGATCCGCGACCGCCGAGCAGCGTGGGAGCATGTGCCGCTGTTCGTTGACGACCGCTCAGGCGTGACCATCACCGACATAAAGAGGTTCGCCCGGTCAGTGAACCGCCGCAAACCACTAGCCGGCGTCGTCGTGGACTACCTGCAGCTCATGTCCCAACCCCACGGAGACAAACGACCCCGCCACGAGTTCGTCGCCGACATGTCCCGCCAGCTCAAAATCATGGCGATGGACATGCAAGTGCCCGTCATCGCACTATCCCAGCTCAACCGGGCCAGTGAGCAACGGCAGGACAAGATGCCGATGCTGTCCGACCTCCGCGAATCCGGCGCCGTCGAACAAGACGCCGACGTCGTCATCCTCCTGCACCGCGAAATCATGGGCGAGCGACGCGACGACCTGTCAATGCTCGTCGCCAAGAACAGGCACGGCGCAACAGGGCTTGCAGAACTCACCTTCTGGGGCCACTACTCGCGGGCGCTCGACCCTGGCGTCATCCCGTCAAGGATGGCCGCATGATGACCGCCGACCGCAAAGCAGCACCACCCGACCACGAAGCCGCAACGGATGTTGCGGCTACTACTTTGCCCAAGGAGGGCGCATGAACGGCACAACGTATCCGGCAAAGCTCACCGAAGTAATCAACGGCCTCACCGACTACGGGTGGTCGTTCGTCCTCAACCACGGCAAGGACACCGGTGAACACCCCTACATAGCCATTGAAGGCGGGCGCGGCAACGAGCACGTCATGGTCACCTGGCACACACGTGCGACCGGCACGTATCGGCTGTTCACCTGCATGTTCAACAAACGCGACACGACACTCACCAAGGCCATCGAAGGGATAACAGCATGACCCACCAGCCAACCACCCGTGTCCGCATCATCCATTCCCCGTGTGCGTATCACGGCCGTGTGGGGACCATCGCCGCAGTCGCACCCGACCAGTTGCATCCGTACCGGGTGGATGACCTCGCGCCGTGGCCGTTGTGGTTCGGCGACCGGGAGTTGGTTGCCGTTTACACGCCCGGGGACGCCGCATGAGCGCGACGGGAGAGGCTGGACGGGTTCCTGTGGCACCCGGGGCAAACGAGGGGCGCAGAAGGCCACGCAGCCGGGCAAGCGCGAAGGCTGCGGGGTCCAGTTTTGAGCGGGCCGTCGCGGATCATCTCGCCAAACACGTTGACGACCGAATAGACCGGCGCGTCAAAACGGGCGCTAAGGACCGGGGCGACATTGGAGGGCTCCGGCACATGGGCGGGCGGATCGTCATCGAAGTCAAAAACTACGGCGGCAGGCTCATGCCCGGCCCGTGGACAGCCGAAGCCGAAACGGAACGCGGCAACGACGACGCACTCGCCGGAATCGTCATCGCCAAACGCCGCGGCACCACACGACCCGGCGACCAATACGTCCTCATGACCGTAGACAACCTCACCGCACTACTCACAGGCAACCGCGACCACACCAACCAGGAGCAAGCATGAACGAGTTTTGGTGGGGAGTCCTCGCACTCCCCCTTATCGCCCTAGCACTATCCGCAGCCGTGGCCTCTGTCTTCGGGGCATGGCTACTGCTTGAGAAATGGTCGGCCTCGCGCTGGCGAAAGCTCGAAGCCGTCAAGATGCCGGAAGCACTCGGCGGCGAAATGAAGATGTGGACGATGGGCGACCTCGGACTGCGCGGTTCGTTCGCCTCCGTAATCCTTTCCGGCGGGCAGGTCAGAACTCTGCGGGTTGGCTCCGCGGCGATCTTCATTGCATGGGGAAAGCCAGACAAGGCGGACAGTCGCAAGATCAACACCGCGCTACGCAATGCGCTCTACGAGGTTGCAAAGCAGGACGCAACATGACCACCCATAACATCAACGGCGCAACAGTAACCCTTGACGTCCCGGACGACGCGGTCGTTACCGGCGCCATCATCGTCGTTTCGTACCAGCGCATAGACGACGGGCGGGAAGCGTCCGGTGTTCACTTCCGCTCATCACCCATCCCCCACTACCAGGCCGTCGGAATGATGCGCCTCGCAACCAACGCCATCGAAAAGGGGAACGAATGAGTTTGGCCGATTCCGTACACCAGCTCACTCGTGAGCATTTGAAGACCGCGCCGGATGGTTCGCTGCGGGCTGTGCCGGCGCTTCTGGCCGAGTTGCGTCTTGCCGTGACGCCGGGCCATGCAGGATCGGCAGGCGGCGGGCAGGCTGGTCCACCGATCCCAATCAACCCGAACGCGCTCGACCTCATCGCTGCCATCGAACGTGAAGCCAGGAAGGACTATGCCGAAGCCATCGGGACAGTCTGGAACGGCACGCTGGAGGCTCTGCTGCAGACTTACCCGCACGCGAGCATCAGCGCCGAATGGGAGACATACCTTGACCGGGTGATGCTCGAATGGGTGGATCAGATCATAACGATGCTGTGGCCCGTCAAACCGCGCAGGAAACTCGTCGGGAAAGTCTGCCCGTCGTGCGGCTGGGCTACATACGGCGACGAGCGGAAGACGTGCTTGTCCCTCGGATGCTGGGACGCTGACGGCAACATGCGCAAGATCGGCGATTGGGACATCGAATGCGCCAACTGTGAAGCCGGCTGGGCAGGGGAACAAGTCGCCTACCTGCTGCGCGCACTCGACACGCACGACACGCCGGAGAAAGATGTTGCGTGAATTAACGAACTTGTGTTAATTTAGTCATGCCTAGGGATAACTCTCGAAGCAATCAGGCCGGTCCAAGTGACTGGCCTTTTTTGTGCCCGGCGCGTTTGAGTCCCCCCACTCCGCGCCGGGCACACCCACACACTTCAACACCGCTGCCGCCAGCTTCGGCTAGGCGAATAAGTGTTGAGGGTGCAGCCATGCGCCACTGAGAGCCGCAGACGTGCGGCAAATGGCAATGGGAGTAGAAGAGGCAAGGTGCCAGCGCTGACTGTAAATCAGTGCACGGTTGGTTCGATTCCAACTGCTCCCACTGATCGAAAGACGCCGACCAACAATCGAAAACGCGGCCGATCCAGTAGATCACCACTTCAAAACAAGCACATGGGGGAAACATGGCTGTCTGCAAGTATGCGCAATCCGTTGCCGAACTAGACGAGCAGGAACTAGCGGACGTACTCGCCATGTCAGCGAACGTCGCCGCTAAATTCCTTGCAGTCGGCGCAACAACCATCAAAGACCACCGACGCGGCGAATGCATGTGCGGGAAACCCGATTTTGAGCCTGAGCCGGAACTAGCGACCGGCAAGCTCGAACTAACCTCTGACGGCGGATCCTTTACCGGCATCGAGGTCACTGAGCCGATCCGTTCCGACTGGTCAGCCGTGTTCGCCCGGTTCAACCTCGACCCGGCAGAGTTCACCATCGCCGACGACACCGTCCGCATGAGTTCCTGGCAGCAATCCAAACGCACCGAAACCGGCGACCGGGACCTTGTCTGGCTGTACTCCTACTCGGCGCGGTTCACACGGAAGGCGGCAGAGTCCAAGATCGACCTGCCGGCACTCTACGCCGCCGCCAAGAACGCCACTCCACCATCGACGCCGCCCTATCAGGAACGCGCAACCGTCGTCGTCTGGGCTGACCCGCAGATCGGCAAGACCGGATCCCGCGGCGGCACAGCAGAACTCATCGCCCGATCCGTTGCTATCAGGGGGAAACTCGATGCACTACTTGCTGAGCGGAACCCCTCGCACATCCTGCTGGCTGATGCCGGTGACGGTATCGAAGGGTTCGAGTCCGGCGGCAACCCCATGTTCACCAACGACCTCAGCCTCTCAGGCCAGCTCGACACCTACGGCACCGAGCTGTTTGAGTACATCAACTTGGCTCATGCTCACGCGCCCGTAACCGTCGCAGGCATACCGTCGAACCACGCGGCATGGCGGTGTGGAAAACAGAACCTTGGGCGCCCCTCAGACGACCTCGGACTCTTCATGCACAAGCAGGTAGCCAAGGTCACCGACGCGGCCCGCATGGACGTCACATGGACCCAGCCGGCCGAGTACGACGAGAGCGTCGCCGTGGACTTCTACGGCACATCAATCGGCATGGTGCACGGCAACCAGTTCGGGCCAGGGCAAGCCGTTACGTGGTGGCAGAAACAAGCATTCGGCGCACAAGCAGCAGCACGCGCCGACATCCTAGTCTTCGGCCACTACCACTCATTCAGCGCATCAGTCGCAGGACGCAACCCGGCAAGCGGCCGACAACGCTACTGCCTCGGCGCACCAACACTCGACAACGGATCCGACTGGTTCCGCCAAACACAAGGCCGAGACTCAGACCCGGGGCTGATGGTCTTCGACGTGACAGCAGACGGGTTCGACCTCTCGTCGCTGACAATACTTACCGCATGAACTGGTTCGACATGGCCGTCATCGCCTGCATCGTCCTCTTCCTCGCGGCCTGCATCAAGGAGTGAACGGATGGCATCGAGCAGGACAGGCACAGCGCAATGGAAAAGGGCAAGAGCCCAAGCCATCGCACGAGCCAAGCGCACAGGCGTCACCCACTGCCGACACTGCCGCGTTCAACTCGACTACACGCAAGGGCTGCAACCAAACAGCGCAGAACCCGACCACCTCATCCCCTGGTCAGCAGGCGGCCGCGACCACGTAGACAACCTCGAAGTCATCTGCCGCAAATGCAACCAATCAAAAGGGCACAGGGCAGCCCCCAAGGCGTCAACAATGCCGCCCCCGCCACTCAAGACCAGCCGGAAATGGTAGGGGCGGCACCCCCTCCCCCACGCCCGCTGTCGCT